TCCACTCTTTAAGTCCCGTGATGTATTTCTTCCAATCATCACCAAGGGCGGTGGTTTCCAAGGTTTCGAGCGATAATTCCAACGACCAGTTCTTAATGCCTACGACCTTTTCAGCGGTAGAAGTGCCGATGACCACTTTACCGTTTTTGCCTGCTACAGCCATAATTTGTAATCCTCCTATTTTTCGTTATAATGGAACTCGAACTCTAAACTTGACATATACTCCCCAACGTCAAATTTTAAGGATGTATTGCCGTTGTAATCGTAGTCCGACTTAATAAAAACCGCCTCTATATAAAGGCCGCACATATCCCCGTGATAGTCCTGGAAAGTCCTTTTTACTATCCTTGACAGCTCACGAGCCTTCTTAAAAGTTCTATCGTGGCACACAATTTGAATGGTATGCCTTACATAGCCCGTGTCCCCTTGCAACGCCGAATCATAACTCCCTAAAACGGGACTGTAAACGATTGACGGCAAAGGCGCATCTTGGGGTAGCAACTTTGGGTAAATCCGCTGTTGTACCCGATTGGTTATTTCTGCCGTATTCATCAATTTTTCAAACACGGCTTGACAAATATCTTTCATATGATTCTACCTACCGCTTTTGAGATTGTATTGACAATTTTTTCATTGATTTCGTCGATATTATCGTCCACAGCGTTGCGAAGGAAAGGGTTTCCAGGTCTGCCCCTTGCACCAAGTTCGACGTGTGTTCCGTATTGCAACGCCCTATCATAATCAACCTTTACCGTTGCTTTTTTCGGGGTCGCTTTTTCCTTTGTCAACTTCAAACTCTGTTTAAGTGCGCCTGTGTCTTCAGGACAGTTCCGCCTTGCATCTGCGAGTGCTATCTTACCACCCGCTTCAGCTCCTTGCATCAGTACCGATGATGCGGCATCTTCCATTGACTTCAGTTCCCGTGCAAGTTTGTCCGCACCCTGCACCGAAGCCTTCACCTTCCTCTGCTTTGCGCTGTAACCCATCGCTTACTCTCTCCTTGGCTGTGATAACCGTCCACTTATGCTCCACCATAATGTCGGATATGCCTATAATTTCATAGGTCTTGTCTTGGTAGCAAATTCTGTGCATAACGTCAAGTTTAGGATAATACCGAACCGTGAACTTGGTCGTATGCTCTGCCTGCACCTGTTGGGATTGGAAGAACTCCGTTCCCTTCCCCGGCTCTATCTTCGCCCATACTTTATCCGCTATTGCCCAGAACGTTTCTTCACCACCGTACTCATCACGTTTGACAACGGGGCGAAGAATGGAAATTCGTCTATTCAATTCACCGATTGTCATTAAAACGCCTCCTTGCGATATGCAAAAAGCATACGGCGGACAAGGTCCAAAGTTTCCTTTATATCCAAGCCCGCCTTGCTTTTACTTATCTGCCTTTCTTCATACAGCGTGCCTACCAAAATCAACATTGCTTGATGAACGGTTTCAGGAATTTGCTCAAACTCCGACAGTTTTACCCGCAACACTTCTTCTACAAGTTCCTTTGCGGTAACGATTAACGTCGCAATAACGGCATCGTCTTCATCCCCGTCAATTCGTAAAAATTCTTTCGTTTCCTTTAATTCAAGCATTCGTTAACACCTCTAAATTTAGGCGGTTGCCCCTTTCTGTTGAATGACCTTGATTGCTTCAGGAAGGATGAGTTTACCATCCAAACGCTTGGATGCAATAAAGCCTACTTGACCCGTGGTTGCGTAAAGCTCGTTAAGTCTACGGAAATTGATGCCTTGGCGGTCACCAATCCAATAGAACGAGAAATCACCAAACGCTACGGACTTGCTACCCGACGCAATTTCGGGGAAGTACGGCGAGGTGTAAATCTTCTTGCCGAGCAAGGTTTCGTGTCCACCTTCGTGGAGTGCAGGTTGCCACAAGTATTGACCGCTTTGGTCTTTCAATTTGCGGATAACCTTCATCGTGCTGTCGTTCAAAAGCCATACAGCGTTCTTTCTATATGCCGAGTTAAGGCTGTAGAAAAGGTCGATGATTTCATCTGCGGTAATCGTGGTTGCAGATGCAGCCGTAACACCGATTTGCGCACCGCCGTTTTCTGCCAAAATACCCAAAGGTTTATTGTCCCCATCACCGAGCAAGAACGCCTCTTCTTCCTTGTTACCGATACGACGTGCAAACTCGGTAGTGAAATATCCTTCGAGGTTAAACGCCGAGTCGTTGAGAAGTTCCTCGGATACCTTGATGAGCGTGGTTACCTTGTGTGCGCCAATGCTCTGTTGCCCGAACACATCATCACTTTCGTGGTAAGACTGCTCTTCACCAGACCACGCCGCCGTGCCTTTGCTCGTAACGATAGGAATTTTTCTATCGCCTGCAGAGGTCGTGAACACGTGTGCAAGGCTTCTTACAATGTTTTCCTCCGTCAACGATTCCACGAGCGTATTTTCAAATTCGTCGGGTACAAGGTAGCCACCTTCGGAATCCGTGCCTTCCTGCAATGCGTTTTTCAACTCCACGGAAAGCACATCGTAGCCCGTTCTTTCCCTCGTCTTTTTCCAGAACGCATCGTTGTATGCCGTAGATGCTCTGCCTTTCTTGACGGGTTTGTCAACGGGCGTGTTCATAGGCTTTTCGGTGATAGGCGTGGACATGGGTTTATCCATTTCCTTTTCCATTTCCTCTCTGCGTTGCATACGTTGGATTTCGTTGGTGAGTTGCCTGAACTCTACTTCCATTTCCGCATACACCGCATCGTCCTCTTTGGAAAGCACCCCGTTTGCATTTTTATGCGTATCCAAAAAGCCGTCCATCGTGTTCAAAAGCTTCTTACGTCTTTCAATCATTTCTTTCATAGTCATATTTTTATCCTCCTTAAATGACTTCTTTGATTTGTTTAAGTTGTTTCTTAAGTTCGTCAACGCAACGCCCTTCTTCAATGGGTTTTTTAGGGTATTTTGCTACGACCTTGTTCATAAAAGCATTGTTTACTTCCCTTCTGGAAAAAGCAAAAGGCACGGTATTACCCGTTTTCTTTTCATCTTCCAAAAGTCCATCGCAAAAACCAAGCTCCATTGCCTTGTTTGCGTTCATCCACGTTTCCGCATCCATAAGATGAGAGAGCTTTGCCCTTGACTGTCCTGTCTTGATTTCATAGGCATTGATGATGGACTCCTTCACCTCGCCAAGCATCTCTATCGTTTTCTGCATATCCTCGTGGTCCCCAAACGCAAGCGTTAACGGGTTATGAATCATCATCAATGCGGTGGGTGCCATTAACACCTTCGTTCCCGCCATTGCAATGACCGATGCCGCCGATGCAGCAACGCCGTCAATCTTGACCGTGATTTCACCCTTATAGTCCATAAGCATTGCATAAATTTGGCTTGCCGCTACGCAATCACCGCCGGGGGAATTAATCCAAATGGTAATAGGTCCGTTGCCTGCCGTAAGCTCGTCTTTGAACATTCGGGGAGTGACATCATCGTCAAACCAACTATCCTCGGCTATCGTGCCGTACAGCTCAAGAACCCTTTCCTGGTTCTTCTCTTCGACGGGTTCGCTTTCGGTTGGTGCTTGATTTATCCACTTCCAAAACTTCTTCATCGTTTTCTGTTTCCTCCTTGTTATTTTCTAAATCTGCAAAAGCTCCCGCATTGACAAGCGGTAGCATACTGCCGTTAATTAAATACAAATCTCCACCAAGTTCAGCGGGAATTTTTTCCATATTTTCAAGCTCACGTATATCGTTTGCACTCATCCATCCGTTCTGCCTTGCGGTTGCATACCCTTCCATTCGGCTTTTATAGTCCCCTCGAAGAAGTCCTTCCACGTTGAACTTAACAAAAAGTTTACTTTTTTCTTCGTCTTGGAATAACGCACGTGAAAGAGACTGTTCCCAACGCACGAGCCAAGGGTCAAGCGTGTATTTTACAAACTCCAAGCTCTGTTGCTCAATATTAGAAAAGCTCGATTTATCCAAGTCCCCGACCATATGCGGAGGAACTCGGAAAATTCGAGCAATTTCGTTGATTTGGAATTTTCGGGTTTCAAGGAACTGTGCTTGTTCTGGGGAAATGGAAATAGGCGTATATTTCATGCCTTCTTCCAAAACCGCAACTTTGTTTGAATTTGCACTACCCCCAAACTGACTCTGCCACGCATCTCTCACCCTTGACGGGTCTTTGATTACCCCAGGGTGTTCCAACACACCACTTGGTGCTGCACCGTTTGCAAAGAACTTGGCTCCATACTCTTCGCACGCTATTGCCATACCAATGGAGTTCTTCGCCATTGCTATTGGGGAATACCCCACAAGTCCGTCAAACCCAAGACCAGGTATGTGAAGAACGTCGGAAGGTTTCAATTCCACAAGCGAGTCTTTCATCGTGTCCGCTTCTTCCGTCGAGTGTTGATATTTATAAATCAGCTTGCCGTCCGTACCTCTGTCAACGGTCATTTTATTTGCCATTAACGGGTATAACGCAATCACCTCGCCTTTGCCGTTGCGGATGATTTGTGCATACGCATTTCCCCAAAGCAAAAGGTGTGTCATTAGCGTTTCCCTGAACACAAAGGAACTCATTTCAG